TTGGAGTAACCCATTCAGAATTTTGTGTAGTCATAGTTATTTGATAACTCATTTAATTTCCTTTTCATAATCTCTTTCTAATATCATTTCTAAATAATGTATAGCTTTTAATATATCTTCTTTTTTTCCTTTAAGTTTATGTCTGCATATGTACTTGATTGCATTACCTTCCGCAAATGGTAAATTATTTTCATTAATAAATACGGACGGCTGTATTTTCATAGTTTTATAATGGGATCCTCCAATTTGCTTGTAAAATGTTTTGTTTGTCATATTTTATAGTTTCCATATCCTAAGGCAGCTAAAGGCATATAGTGCCCATAAGGTTTGTTAAATTTAATTATGTTTAAGCCTTTCTTAGCTCTGGTTACTCCCACATACCATACTCTAAGCTCTGCGTCTCTATCTTTTTGCGCTTTATCTTTTAATGTACATATCTTTGGACAAGCTTCATAAATAACTACATGATCAGCTTCCCCTCCTTTAACTTGATGTATTTTATCTATAATAATCAATGGTTTAGACTCAGAAGTTACACCTTTCTCTAATAATTTTTCAATATAATTCTTATCTGAAACTTTAATATCCATGGCCGTTGTCCATGGTCCCTTCTCCTGTAGTAATCCGCATCGTTCATTTAATAAAGTGTAATTAAAATATGTTTCCTTAATTGATTTCCATTTCTTTGATGTAGATGTTCTCCACCCATGTTCAATATTTTTTATATATTTATATATAAAAGTAACAGCTTCTCTGTCTATATACTGATCATTAATTAGTTTATTCCATATTTCAATACATTTCCAATGTGTAGAGTTAACTGATCCTAAATTAGCAGCATTTTTAAAATGTAGTCCTAATTCTTTAGCCACCTCTCTTACTTCATATAATTCATTTTTAGTTCTTGTAAGGACCATCCATGTATCTTTAGGATGTTTATTAAATTCTATATGCTTTAATTGAAAGTTATTAGTATTAACATATCCTTCAATGCCAGTAGACACAAAATCTTTTTCTTTTCTTGTTTTAACGTTTTTTATTATATTTTTAGCAAAATTTAAAACTGTCGTAGGCAACCTTCTAGAATTCTTTAATACTACTGGCCTTCCTGGAAAATTTAAAAATTCATTTACACTTGCACCATTCCATTCATGTATAGCTTGGTCATCATCTCCAGCAATATAAACTCTTTTAGCTTTAGTTGCCATTAAATAAACAAAGTCCCATTGTAATGGAGTTAGGTCTTGCGCCTCGTCTACAATAAAGTAATCGGTTTCAAATGAATAGTCTGCTAATAAGAAATCTTCAATCATATCTGTATAATCCATAAAAAATCCTTCTTTAAATTTTATCCAGTTATTTACAATATCTACTAAGTTACTCCAGTTTCTTGTCTTACCATTTGAAGTATCTTCATCATAAGCTTCTTTTAAAGTTATTTTACAATTACGTGCTTTTTCGTATAATTGTATCGGATAATTTTTAATAACTATTTTTCCATCTTCATCTTTACCAGTTTCTAATTTAACAGTTTCACCTCTTTCTAAATAACTAAATGCAGGTATATGTTTATTTTCATCTATTACTTCTATTCCAGCATCTCTTGTTCTGGCTAAACATAATGAATGAATTGTTTTAAATAATGTAAAAGAATCTTCTCTAAAGGTTCCTTTAAATTTTTTGAGAACCCTTTCCATTCCTTCTCTAGCTGCTTTTCTAGTATAAGAACAAAATGCAATATAATCTGGAACCATATGTTTTATATGAATGCCTTTTTCTACAATATTTAATAAAGTATGTGTTTTTCCTGTTCCAGGAGGACCAAATAGTTTTATAGTTTTTCTTCTTATAGAATCTAATATTTCTTGATTCTCTCTTATATTATCTGCTGCGTTTCTACGCTTTGTCTGCGGTAAATTCATTTGTTCTCAGTTCTTTTTTAAAGTTATCTATTTTATCTGTATTATCTCTTGGTACAATTCCAGTTATATCAATAGATGAGTAGCATCTAGATTTATAGCTTTCATATCCTTTATGTAATTGAAGCATTCTTTTATGTGAGTCTTTTTTGTCTGGAAATTTATTTTTTTCTTCTTCGCATATCCTTGCTAATATTTCTCCAAGTGTAAGTTCATATGATTTATTATATTTTGTTTTTGCGTATTGTTTAAAAGAAGTAGCATTCCAAAAGTATCTGTGATTCTTATCTGATTTATAAACCATTCCGTAATCTAGTTGAGTAATATCATTAGCTCCTCTTTTCTCATCAATGAATGCGTTTAATATAGCAAAAAATTCAGCTAATCTTTCTTCACCTTCATCATAACTATCAATTACTTTCATAATGCTAAACCAACCGTCTTTCATTGTTTGAAACTCATCAGATGGTAAATGCGTCCACTGTACCTGTTCCTCCCAACATCTTTTTGCTATAGCATTTTGAGTCCATAACTGATCTGTGGTCATTGATATAATTATCTCCTCGCCTTGTTCATTTACCATTGTAAGTAAATGTCTTCTTGGATTAGTCATAATCATTCTGTAATCAGTAACCATTACAACTTTTTCTACCAAACCAAACTTTCTAGTTCTGCAACCAACTTTATCGCAATGTCCTAGGTCTGCAATTTGTCTACAGTTGTTTCTTACTTGCCATATATCATCAGCATCTTTTTGATCAGCCACATCTCTTTTTTTCATTACCTGAGATACTTTTGTAGCAAATTCTTTATTTGTAAAACCATCTTTAGATAAAAAATAATTTTCAGCAAAATCATGCATAGCATCTCTAATCTTATCTTCATCACCATCAAATTTTTTACGCATTACACATCCGTATTGTAATAATGCTTTATCTCTCTCGCCTTCACCAACTTTGTTGTCCAGGTAATAATCTATACACGGAGCGTTATCTGATATTTCTTTAAAACCTACTTTAAGTAAATCTGCTGGGGTAATTCTCTTAATAGGCATCTTTAAAAACTCTTCTAAAGTTAAAAGATTATTCATATCGTAATCTTTTATTGCCCATCTTTTTTCTGGTCCTGTGTCTTTGGCATTAAAGTATGGTACATTAATTTGATTACCTGTACCGTCACTATTTAATTTTGTTTGTACTGGGAAAATATCTATTGTATTTTTAGGTCTACCTAATTTTAATGATAATTGAGTAAGTTTTGTTTTTAATTCTTTTGCTGGAACACTTCCATCTATAAATAGATAAGCATGCACACCACCAGACTTTGATTTAAATGGAACAAAAGGTAAGTTCCATGATTTTATTTTTGCTAATACTTCGTTTGCTTCTTCAACTGATTTAATTTTATCTACGTCAATACATCCATAACTGCATGTACTATCTTCTCTTATAGGAACTATACCAATGGAATGTATTCCATTAATATGATCCGTAAATAATGAAAGCTCACTTCCATCTTTAGGGAACTCTTTCCAATCGTATTTTCCTTCGACCTTACCATCGGCCCTCTTCAAGCCCGAAGGCTTGAAGATGCCGTACTTTCGTTTGGATCCATCAAAGAGTTCTAGGAACCTACTGAAGTCCATAAATTAAAATGGTGTTTCTTCTGTAGCTGTTTCGCTCTCTTCTTCACCATGCTTAACATTTACTGCTCCTTTTTTACAACTATTGTAAAAATCTTGCGCAGCTTTAAGCAAAGTTGCATTTGGAATATCCTTATTCCACTCGATCTCCCAACCGTACCATGAACCTAAACTATTTTTTTCTAAAATAGTTTTAAGTGTATAGATTTGAGAAAATGCTGGAGGATTAAAAAATCCTTTTGCACCTTTTCTTCTTTGAGTCATCATCATAGAATTCCATTTTCTGGATTTCTTTCTTTGCGTAGCTTTCATTGTAAGCAATGCAGACTCTTTAGGTTGGTCGTTTTCATCAACTAATAAAACATAGTGAGAAGCAGTTTCCTCAATATAGTTTCCATTTTCTAAACGATCCTTTTTATCTGGACCTCTTTTAGTTTTAGTTAATATATCTGATGAGGAATCATAGATAGCAACAGGCGCTCCTGCACCTTCTTTGCCTCTATCTCTCCACTCTAGATACTCTAACTTATAAAAACATGGAACTACTCTAATACCTTTTGATCCATCATATAATTGATCAGATACAGTATTGTAGATCATTCCAGGTCTTGCTTCTGCTATGTATTTAGAATCACCAGCTGTTACCTGTGGGGAAAGTTGGCTCAAGATTTTTAAAAATGGAAGAGCTACATCTTGTGCTCCTACATTTTCTAATCCTGCTCCAGACATCTTTTCAAGTGACGCAATGTCAAGTGAAGGTAGCTGTGCTTCGTTTTTCTTTACTACTGCTTTTTGTGCTTGTGCAACCATTTTTTACTCCTTGTTAGTTATTTTTGTTTTGTTTGCAACGTATATACCGAATATATCGGAAGGAACCATTTTACCATTTTGAATTTGTTCTTTTACAAACGCTTTCAAAGTCATTGGTTCAACCTTTTCGGCTTGCTTGTAACTATGCCCTTTTTGTTT